TTCCAGTTTCATGCTGATAATATATTGTAGCACCGTTTACGTTTGTTACTCCCTGAATAGTTGGAAAAGTAGGAACAGAATTAGGTTCAAACTCCGTTGCATATACATTTGAATACAAAGAGGCATCCATCCAAGTTGTTCTATTTAATGATCCGGTAGCCCATATTCCATCTTGATAATTATATGTTACACATCTATCTATTTGATTGCTGCCGCTTTTTGCATAAAACCATGTAATTTCTTCATATAAATGATTAAGCCCTGCATACACGGATTCACCTTCGTCAAAATTAATTCCTAAATTATCACCTGTTGTTTTAAAAACAAAATCTTCAACTAGACATGGTAACGACTTTACAGTACCATCATAAACAAAAAATCCACCTGACTCACCCATCCAGTAAACAGCACCATTTACATATCTAATAGAGTGTTGACCTATAGCTCCGCAATTAGATCCTACTTGTCTGATTGAAAAAGTAAATGGAGGTCCTACAAACTGCATCACATATGCTGAAGTATCCGTTAAAATAAATGTATAGTCCTTACCTTTTACAGCACCCACTATTTTAGTTCCTGAATCCAATCTAATAGAGCCAGCGGTGTTTACAGAGGTAGGAGTATAATCAGTTATATCTTCTTGATCTGAAAATCTTATAAATAATTTATCTTGAGTAGCACTTGAACCTATGGTCGTTTGTGTTCCAAACATTATTAAATGTCTATCTCTGTCAGACACTAATGACATGACAGAATTAGTAGGAGCATTAGATATTACTACAGCTCTTGTAGTCAAAGCATTTGGATCTGCGTTAATAGGATTCCAAGAAAAAGACTTACCATTTTTAACTGTTGCAATTAATTGTTCTCCAAAATTATCTAATGACCAAGATGCAGGGTCTATTTGTAAAGTAGAAGTTAATGAAGCTTGACCCCAAGCTGTAAAAAATTGAACTGAAGCACCTGAGGAATGAGCAGATCTCGTTCCAGCAGCAGCCCTTGTAATACCAGTTAAGTCATTCGATGAAACTCCCGTATAAGTAATAAACTCTGCACCGACTTTTATAGTGCCTGAAGTTGGAAATCCCGTTGTTGATGCAAGAGTGATTGATGTCCCTGAACCTCCTGTTCCTGCTGTGTCATCGTTTAAGGAACCATTTAATGTTGAAAATAATTGTTGTCCACCACTCCAACTTCCTGTGCCCCACCCAAAACCATAAGTCTGCGCCAAAGATCCTGGTTTAACATAAGGGTTAACAACCGCAGACCCACTTCCGTTGACCGTTGTCCCTGCAGCTGAGGCCATTGTTATTGTGAAAGTGTCATTTGTAGGAACAGTAACAACCTGAAATGTGTTAGTTGTGAAATCACTAGCAGAGTATCCTGCGCCTGTTGGAGGAGTTACAGAAGTAAAAGTAAATAAATCTCCGACCTCTAATGCATGTGCTGATTTGTTGACAGTAACTGTTGCTGAGGTATTCACAGTACTAAAGGTACAACCAGTTATAGCCGTGGCTAAGGGAGTAATATCATAAAATGAACCCTCATAGTAAACTACTAAAACTTTGTTGGTCCCTATTGCTGAGTATCTTCTTCCATCTAAATCACTCCAAGAAAATTGTTCTCTTGCAGCCCCAACTATTGTTGAAGCTAAAAGTTGTTCCCAACCTCCAATTTTTTCAGGGAGTCCATATCGGAATCTTACAAAATCACCATCTACCCATTGACCTTCAGCACCAGTCTCGGTGATTTGCTTGTTAAAACCAGGTTGTATCTGTACATTTGTTAATGGCATGAGATATTATACCATATCTGCTATTTCTTTGTAACTTCCTCCTGAGAAATCTCCTCATCGCCTGAAGACAAGATATTTTCTGTCATTTTTCCTAATTCAAAAATAATATACATAAAATGATTTCTAAAATGAGGTAAAGATTCAGCTTTAATGGTAAATTTATTGTTATTTTTTTTAAGTATCTCGATCTCATCATCTGAAAAGACTAATGATGCTGTTTTATTTACTTTATCTATGTCAAATTTCATATTACTCCTTGTGTTCCTATATTATATATATTTGTTGGTGATTGACCCAGTATTTTTCTTCTATCAAATTTAAAGTCTTTGTAAGGTCCATCCATGTCAACATAATGTAAAAAACATTGAGCATGCCAATCCCCTAAAAATTCATCTCTTGAGTGTTTCCAATCTATGCCTTTATACAAAATTCCCTCACCAGGTTTTAAATTATAACTCTCTCCATTTACTTTTATTGGCCATTCAGCAGTGCCACAAGAATCAATAAAAGCTGTAACACTATACTCACAAGCCTGTCTATCAGTGTGTTCTGACAAAGTTGAATATTTATTGTACACTCTTAAAAAACCATATGTTGGTTCTAAATTTTTCTTAGTTTCTTCTCTAAGTCTTTGGCAAATTGCAACAGATAAACCATCAGTCCAAGGATTGTGATGACTACATGAATGCGCGCCATCCATATTTTCAAACTCAATATTATTTGATCTAAGATATATGTGTGAAACAATAGTTAAATATCTTCTTAAATCTTCTGGTATCAAATTTCTTAATATAATTGGTTTACTAAATGTATTCATTATGGCATCCATCCTACAACTACATATCTTGTGCCTTTTGTAACAGGATTTACTCCGTGTGTAAACGCAAAATTACTTGGAAACATTATACAAGAATTAGCTTTTGGTTTAACTTTTAAAACTTCATTTTTTGGAAAATGAAATTCAATTTCACCACCCTCATAATTATCATTTAAAATATAACTAAAACTAAAATGTCTTGGTGCATGTTTAGTATAATCTATATGTGGAATGTAATGACCAGAATCTTCATATTTTAAAACTTGTATGTCCATATCATAATCATGTGGTCTTAATCTCATATTGTTATTATCATAAAATTCGTGTAAAAAATTAGAAAACTTACAAACAAGAAAATTATACCAAAATACTTTTGTCATAGCAAAGGGCTCTTCTTTACTTGGAATCATCAACATATTGTTACTTAACCAATCACCTTTTGTTTTTCTTACTTTTTTATTTAAATCTATAGTCTCAGTAATAGTTTCGTTAGCTTTAAATATTTCTTGATCTTTATAATTCATATCATTTTTAACAAATTTTAAAAATTTGTTTAAAGATGCAGTATCAAAAAAATTTTCTTTAACACAAACTAATTCTTTTAAGTCCATGATGATTTACCTCTATTAAATATTAAGTTTTTATATCTATTTAAAAATGATAATTGCCATATTTTTTGTTTAGATTTTTTTGTGGATCTTGATTTAATTTTCATTTTCCAATCATCTCTTTTGAAAGGTATAACTTGTGCATAAGGTGTGCCTTTTGGAATCAAAAATTCACAGTTACCATATTTTTCATGATTTACTACTATAGGAAAGTTAACTTCAACCTGATATTGATCTGTATGAACAATACCTGGAATTATTGAAAATCTATCTTGCTCTTCATTGTTTAAGGGATTTAAAAATAAACAAGAATATCCAGGTGGAGTTTTTATATGCCAAGGATTAGTTATTTTACTAAAAGCTAAACCTCCATTTTTTTTAAAAAAAGGTGAACCCTCTAATTGTAATGGATGATGAGTTGCTAAAGCATTTATATTTAATCCTTTTGCCGCTTGATACATTGATTCACCCTCTGATTCTAAAGAGGTCATTACTTTTACTACTGGAGTTCCATCATCATCTTTTATTGTCCCATGTTGTATAAAATAATCAACTGGTAGTCTTAACAAATATCCACTTGTTAATGTTTCAAGAAAAGGCATACAGCCCTTTACAGTTTTCCAATAAATCATATTTTTATGATTTGGAGCTCTTGTATTTCGAGTCCCATGTTCGAGTTTTTTATACCACTCAGGTATATTTAATTTAATAGGTGTTGGAAAATTTTCTTTTAATAAGTAATAATCTTCATGAGTAGAGAATTCAATTTCCATGAATCACAATATACTTAATATTAATTAAAATACAATGTTAATGTATTTTAGCCAAAATACTCAGCTTCTGATATCCAATTTATACCTTTAGCTTGTATAATTTCAGGTAATCTCATATTAGTTGGATATTCAAATGGTGTACCGTCTGCTTTTGTTTCATAAGTTGTATTTAAAGCTTGTTCAAGCATTGGTGCAAATTGATCATTATGAGGGTTTGGACAATCAATTGCCTGTATTGCAAGAAGAACATTTGTTGCATTTAAGTAAGGTAAATCAAAAGTATCCCAAATTAAACTACCATCTTCTTGTGGTATAGCCTCTTTTCTTACAAATCTTATATCTTCGTACTGTTCATCGGTTATGTCCTTAATATTATAAACATGAGATGGAAACTTGATCGATATATCAACGTTATCTTTTGCAATTGCAGTCATTGCACCACTAGCGAATTGATTTTTAATAAAAATTACTTTTGCCATTTTTTACGCCTCATAAATAAATAGTGAACCCGCACCGTTGCCTGAAGTATTTGTTCCTCCAGCTGCACTAGTTTGGATGAAATGTTTTTGATTATCTGCTTTACCACCTCCGTATTGTGCAAGAATGTCAGCAACAACAGTTCCTGAACTAGCTGTTGCAGTTCCTTGTGCACCCGATTGTGCTGAGTTAGTAGGGTTTTGTCCGGCACTTCCTCCGCCTCCACCATTAACCGTAAAATTGTGGAAGGTTGTGGCATTTCCTGCGCCTCCAGCTCCTCGTCCCGTGCCAGCGTTTCCAGATGTGCCTACAGAAAATGATGCAGAAAATGGTTGAGATATTGGTGCAGTAAAGACTCCCATTCCACCAGAACCTCCGCCTGCAGCCCTAGGATTTCCCGAACAGTTTGTGTTACTACCGCCGCCACCGCTTCCAGCGCACATGTAGGCCATTACCGTTGAAGTGTTTCCAGGACTTGTGTGAGTACCACTTTGCCCACCTGATCTAGAATTAACTAATAAGAACCCGGCCCCTCCAGCAGTTCCTGAGGATGCCGCAGTAAGTCTTCCCTGAGCATCTACAGTAATTGATGCCAAAGTATAACTTCCAGCTGTTACAGAAGTATTAGCAAGTTTGTCTGCAGTTACAGCATCGTCAGCTATGTTGGCAGTCGCGACTGCATCGTCTGCAATCGCAGCGGTCACAACAGCATCATCAGCGATAGCTGCTGCTACAACAGCATCATCAGCGATTTTAGCAGAAGTTATAGCATCATCAGCAATCTTAGCAGTGGTTACTGCTGAGTCTGCAACTTGCGCGGTTCCTATTGAACCACCCAAAGTGTCTAATGAGACTTCATTTAAATTTGTCCCATCTGCGTAAGCTGCATAAATTTTTTGTGCATCAGGAGTAAAGCCTGTTCCTGAAGCAGTTTTAATTGTAAGGTTCGTTGGATTCGTAACACCTGTTACATCAAAAATATAAAATTTTTCAATTGAATCTGGTATTGTGCAAATAGTACCTGACGTTGCTGTGATGGTTGCAAATTTTATTACAAGATTTCTTGCATTTGATAAAGCACCATCTGACATCACTAAAGCAGTCGTGCCTCCTGCAGATAATGTTACTTGCTCAAAACCTGCTATCGCTTGTTGTACTAAATTTAAATTTGTATTTGTTTTATCACCCCATGTACCGGCATTCTCACCAGTGACCATAAGTTCTAATTTTAAGTCTGTAGAATATGAACTTGCCATAAATATTTCTCCTTAGTATGTTTGTATATTATCTTAATTAAGCCGCCAAATCAACTGTAGTCCAAGTATTATTTACTCCAAGATCAACCTCTTGCCAAGGGGTTAGATTTATTACCCCTACAGATGCTGACATTTGTATCCCTGTCACATCAATACCTGCAGTACCAGTAACTGTAACTGACCCTATAGAGCCTGATAATTGCTGTCCTGAAACACCAATTATTTGGCCAGGAATCTCAGAATGTTGTCCTAGGGATAATGTTGCTTGAACCCCTGTTGGAGATTCAGTCGTAGTCTGAACTAAGTTAATAGATCCCAGTGAAAATGAAGCTGAAATACCAGTTACATCAACAGGTGTTTTTAATCCAGCTATGGTGTTACCCATAGAGCCTGTCAAGGATCCAGCACTTGTGACTGTTACATTAGCATCTCCCTCAAAGCTTAAACTTCCTATAGTAAAATCTAGTTGATCCTCTGAAGCAAAAACTGTTATGTCTTGATCTATTTGAATTGAGAAAGTTCCAAAAGTAGAGCTTAATTGACCTGCACTTGTAACTGATACTGTTACATCTGTGAAGGCATTAGCAGCAGGGAAGTTAATTGTTGAAGTTAATTGTTGTCCAGTTGGTGCAACAGAAAAAGCCTCACCCCAAGATAAGTTACCCCAGGTTCTTCTACCCCAACCAATACCCGTTAGTTCTGATTCGTCAACTGTAGCTGCTCCAATACTCGAAGTAACAGATGAACCAGTTATAGGAACTCCAATACCAATTACCGTGCTACCTGCTGATATTGAAGAAGATAAACCAGTTACTTCAGCGAGGAAAGATATTCCTGCTGTTTCAGCACCTAATGATGATGATAAAGATATTCCAGAAACGTCTACGGTAGCATTTCCAGTTGTTGTAACAGATGCAATGCTAAATGATGCGCTTATTCCTGTTATTGTTGGTTGAGAACCAGATAAATCACCCCATTCATTTTCACCCCAGGTGTCACCGCCCCAACCTATTTGGATTTCGTTGTCTACTGTTACACTGCCAATACTATAGGATGCACTTATTCCTGTTGCGGTAAGTCCGACATCACCTTGTGCTGCCCAACTACCAGCTCCCCATGTAAGTGCACCCCATGTATTTGACATTCATTATAATCCTTATGCTAATCTTAGAATAGCTGCAGATGTTGTGAACGCAGGGAACTGAATTGTAAAAGTTCCAGACGTTGCAGTTTTATCACCGCCAAAATCTAATACAGCTACTGCATCAGTAGTATTTGAACCACCGTCTGTAGTTGTATTGTAGATTAATGCACCTCTTGCCGTAAGAGTTACACCTACAAAAGATAGATCAGCAAAATCAGTAATCGCAACTGAAGATGAAACTTTAACTCCTTGGTTAACTAAAGCTTTTCCGCCAGCAGTGTATCCTGATGGTGATGAAACTTCGTTTGAAGTTGCGTAGTTTGTTGTTGACTTACCTAAAGTTGCTGAACTTGTAAACATCGCTAATTTGTATGTATCAGACGATGTATCAAAGTCATGTTTGCCTTGTAATAATTCTTTTTTAAAACTATCACAAATTGCATTAGTTGTTATTGCCATAATTGTTCTCCTTAACTTGTTGTGTTTGGAGATGGTGATGCTACTTTTACTCTTGGTACTCCATCATCATACTCCGCACGTCTTCTTCTGCCCATTTGTTGTAGAGCAAAATTCTGTATTTCTTCATCATACTTGCTTTTGTAGAGGTTGTATAGATCCATGGGACCTTTTAAAAACCTAAAAGCTTCAGATAAGACCCCATGTAAAAGCATGGACTCTTGATATGTAGATAAAAAGGTATTGTTAGAAGATGTAAAATTTGGTGGATCTTTTATGTAATTTATTTGAACTGTATCTGCAGCAGCAGGTGTTGGAGCTACTAATATATTAAAATCATCATAATTAGCATAATATTTTGGTGTGCCTTGAGTGCCAGATCCATTAAACTCAGTTATAAAACTTATATCTCTTTTTTCTAAAAATGTTCTTACGCCAGAGGCTACATGTTCAACTGATCTTAATATTAATGTATCTGAAGGCATCGATACAGCTCTGTTACCAGCTGTAAAAGTTGATGTTGCATACTTTCTCAAATCATCGTAATCAACTTTTCCCGCTACATCTAATTCTACAGATCTTATAAAATCCTGAATTATAGCATCTGTTAATACATTACTATCTACTTCAGTGTAGTTTCTTACTTGAGTTAAAAAATTTGCGTGTGTTATAGCCATTATGTAATACTCACTGTTATTGAACCTAATAAGGCATCTAATTGTCTTCTTCTATTTTGTACAGACGGATCCTCTGGTTCCATTGAATTTATATTTGTAGATAATGATGGATCACTATGAGAAGCTACAAAAGATTCAGTTTTAAAAGCAAATTGACCTGGTAATGATAAATTAGCAACTCCAACGACTGTACCACCTGAGTCTGAAATAGTTTGATCAGGAGGTGAATTATTTATAAATTCTTGAGTTGGTTGTTGAAACTTCATTACTCTTGAGTTTTGTAAAGCAATAGCATCTGCAACAGTTCTTCTACGTCTAATCTGTGGATGTTTTGGTTCGAACTC